CGTAACTCGCTAGATGCTGGGCTTTCACGGCAGGCTTTTCCTGCTTCACAATCGGCGCAGGAACGGCTTTGAGCGAAGGGGCGATCGATTGAGCCTTCGACTCGGCCGCGGTGCTTGTAGGAGCTCCAGCAGCGGCCGGCGCTTTAGCTTGTTCCCGGAGTTCGGCGCGATGTCTAGCCATCCAGATCTTCTGGTACTCACGTCGAGCCTGGCGCGTGTCGTTCGACATGTTCCGGTAGCGTTCTTTCCTTCGTTCTCGATCTCGTTCAGTCACGCCTATCGCCGAGGTGTCTAATGCTCCGCCATATCGACGGCGCACTTCGCGGGCTTTGGGGAATTTTCCCCAGATTCCCTAGGGTGATCGTTAGTTTTTGGGGAATTTTCCCCACTGTTAAGATCATTGCATACCGTCTTATGCCCCACTCCTAACACTGCGGCCACCTCGCGCTGAGATATGCCGTGGACACCAGGGACAGATTTGTGAATTCACCAAAAAAAGCAGAGGGACTTGTTTTCCAGTTCCGAACTCTCAGCCAAGAAGAATACGAGCGGGAGTTTCCCGACGAAGAACTGGAGCAGGAGTCACCATCCACCGACGTTGATCCCGACAACGATCCAGACGAGGACGACGATGGCAACGATGGAAAAGAGACTACGGCCGATGCCCTGAGAAAGGCTTTCGAGAGAGTCGCCAAAGGTCAGACACTCACGCCCAAGGTCTCGGTTAGTGAGCGACCTGTAACCGATCGAAAGCCAACCGCTCCAGAAGCGCCGGAAACGTCTTCGTACACGAGTGAATCCGCGGCGACCGTGCTAGCTGCAGCTCTCCAACGTGCCAGGGAGAAGAAGGATCAGGAGTTGCGGTCCTAAAACGAGAAAGGCCGGACCCCTATTACAGGATCCGGCCAGACTTCGCGGGACGAATGGAACTACCGTAAACCTTACCTTTGTCTACTGCGGTAGACATCACCGGTAACTGCATAATATGGCGCTACCAAGATCCACTCAATTAAATCCGTATCCGACGGCATTCGCACCTATCGTCAATCCAAAGCCTGCTCTCGACACTGAGTCGATAAACTTCCCAGAAAGATTAGACTCAGAAATCCAGGCGCTCAACGCGGCCGTTAATGCGTACGCAGGAGACAAAGACGAAGCCGGCCAAAGCAAAACTGAGCTAGCTATCCTTGCTGCTCGTCAGGAATTTCATCGGATTTCAGCCGAACTAAACACGGCCAAACTGAGATTGAAAGCACTCGAGGAAGCAGGCTCAGCGCTCAGTCTTTATAATGCTGCGGTCAGCAAGGCGGAATCCGGTCTGCAAAAGACCTTGGAGCTTTACACCACGCACGTTAGTTCGCAGGTCGTGCAATCCTGGTTTGGGCAAAAGGTTGATTTCTCCAGATTGTCGAAAGAACGACGCAACGATTTGAAGCTCCATGCTCGCGTCGAGGCACTGCGAGCCTTCACGCATGTAAGTCAATACAAAGCGAACGCCACCCAAGCAGAAATCGAGCGAACCGTTGATGTGGTGGGGACCAAGCTGGTCGATTTGAAAACTCACATCGCGGTTGAGCAAGCTGCGAAGAGCTAAATCTTTTAGGCTCGCGCCATAGGAGTTCAGGGAGATCCTGAAACCGAGGTGGTAGTCATTTCCCATCTTGATCCCGAACAGCGCGATCTTAACATACACAGAAGAGATCGGTCAGTTTCGTACCTGGCTGATCTCTTTCTGTTTGTACGGTAGCGATCTGAACGGCGCCACTCCCCGCGGTACTACACTGCCGGACGTACTACCGTATCTATTGTCGCCAAGTTTGCTCTAATCGTTACGATTCGAGATGCGCGTCTCGTGCGCCCCTAGCGGTTAGGCGGCAGGCCGTGTTTGATGACGTTGATAGACCGTCAATACCTTTGAATTAACATCGTCGCCACAACGCAGGCGAGAGATATTGCGAGTAAGCGTGTTGTGTGTTCGACGCACAGAATTTCATCGCCTACCTATCCATAGCTATCAGTGCTTGAGCAGGCCGACTAATATCACGCGAAGTAATGAAGATCTCCGCCTCTGAGGGTGCATTCGCGCCTCGCCTCTCGCCTATAAAACCGCGGGTCCTCCCTAGGGGGTGGCCTTTTCTCGGGTGCGGAACGAAGCCAGAAGAGATCGACTTTTTGATTTTGGTTTTTTGGGGTTTCGCTTCGTTTAGACGTTTTTCTGGCGACTCTGGACGAGCGGCCGGAAGAAGCTCGAAGGAATCGATTCTCGAGGGGAATCGGCGAGACTCGAGGAAATTACACGCTACCTGCTAACCGTCAAGGGTTAACTAGAAAAACGAAGCCGTGTCGTTTTGGCGTTTCGTTTCGGTTTACACCAGCGGCAGATGTGATGGAAGCACGTTTCATTGTCACAACCGAGGATCTTGCGGAGATCCTATCGCTAACACCTCGGAGGATCCAACAGCTCGCGGCCGAAGGTAAACTACCACGCATCGCGGAGACCGACTCGCAAAAGGTGGTGCGTGGACAGTGGTACTTGCCTGCCGCAGTCCGCGACTACGTAAAATACAAGATAGAGTCCGAAAGCTCCGGCTCCTCAGACGAACTAGACGACCAATTGAAGGTTCAAAAACTGCGACGAGCCACAGCAGAAGCCGACATTAGGGAGAACGTCCGAGACCTACAGGCAGGCGAGCTCTATTACGCCGCGGATATCGAGCAAGTGCTAACCGACAAGATCACGGCTACGAAGGCGAAAGCGCTGGCTATCCCGGCGAAGTTAACTCGAGTTCTGTTAGGCCAAAAGAACGCTGCTTTCATCAACCAGACGTTAGAGGACGCAATCAAAGAATCTATGGCGGAGATCGAAAATGTTAATCCTGCGGACTTCCGATCCAAAGATAATCCGTTCCTAACGGCCGGCGAGGACGAGCCGGTGACACCAACAGCCGCGGAGCAGGACGAGCAAGGAGAAGTTAATGGAGAGGAATAGTCAATCGTTAGATCGAGCGAAGGTGCTGATCGACCGTATATTCACGAGGTTTGCTCCTCCTGCCTCGCTGTCTGTGACGGAATGGGCCGACACCTTCCGTTTCCTGTCTCAGGAAGCCAGTGCGGAGCCTGGTAAGTACGCTTCAATCAAGACTCCGTACGCTCGCGAAATCATGGATGCCTGCGGAGACAAGTCAACACGGCGAGTTGTTATCAAGGCGGCCGCTCAGGTCTGTAAGAGCGAAATTCTGCTGAATACGCTTGGCTTTTTTGCGCATATCGATCCGTGTCCGATGTTAATGATTCTCCCGAATCTAACAACAGCGAAAAACTTCTCGGCGGAACGGTTGGCGCCTATGGTCCGCGACACTCCCGTACTGAGGGAGATCTTTTCGGATCGCAGGAGTAAGGACGGTGGATCCAAGATCCAGCGTAAGAGCTTCCGAGGCGGTTACGTTGCGCTAGCCTCGGCGGAGATAGCCGCAGATTTAGCCTCTCGCCCTGTGCGTTGTATATTTTTTGACGAAATCGACAGGGCGCCGAGGTCCGCAGGAGATGAAGGCGACCCGTTGTCGCTAGCTAGTAAGAGGACGGCGACTTTTTGGAATTCCAAACAGATCATAGCGAGCACCCCGACGATCGAAGGCGATTCGCCTATCGACACGTGTTATCTGAACTCGACGCAAGAACGGTGGTTCGTTCCTTGTCCAGACTGCGGACATCAGCAAGTTCTCTCGTTCGATCGTTTAGCTTTCAAAACACTCCTGCACAAGTGCGAGCGCTGTGAGAAGTCCTTTGATCAGATCGAATGGCAAGCTAACAACGTAATAGGTAGGTGGATCGCTTCTCGCACTCACGATGATTTCGGCCGCGAGCTCGATTGCCGCGGGTTCCACCTCTCAGCGATGATCTCGCCTTTCTTCAAGTGGTCAGACCTGGCGGCCGAATTCCTCGAAGGTAAACGGTTGTTAGACCAGGGTGATCCCAACACCATGATATCGTTCGTTAACACGAGATTGGCGGAAACGTGGAAAGATAGCGGCGACAAGGTAGAAGAGCAGGAGTTAATGGATCGGCGGGAAGAGTACCCAGCCGAGCTACCCGACGGAGTGTTATATCTAACATGCGGCGCAGACGTCCAAGAGCAGCGAATTGAGGGAACAGTAATCGGATGGGGAGCCGGCCATGAGGCTTGGGTAATTGAACACTTCAAGATCTATGGCGACACCAAGGGCGGAGAGATCTTTGAAGAGCTAGAGCAGCAGTTAAACAAGGAGTACAGTTATGCCGATGGCATTAAGCGGCCGATCGATAGGGTATTCATCGACTCCGGAGGAACTAGCACGCAAGCGGTTTACAATTTCGTTCGAAGGAAGCAACCGAAAATTTTTGCGATCAAGGGGCAACCTGGACTAGGTCAGGCGATGGTTAGATATGTTTC